CTTAAGTGTTTGGGCCAGACGCGCACGCTGACCCAGCTTTCCCGGCTTCTTCGCTGCCGCAGCCAGTTTCGCGTCGGGGATTGTTTCCCCTTTTTTCACACCCATCGCCTCACGTAAGGCTCCGGGTTTCTTGATCGCGCCCTTGATCCAGTTCTTTTCTGCCATCACCGATACCTCGCGGTCTTCTGAGCAACGCTCTTGGGTTGTTTGACGAACTGCTTACCCTCAGCCTTACCCGCACGTTTAGCGCGGATTGTAGCAGCGTACTCAGCCGGGGTCAATGCCTTGATGGCCTTCTCAGGCAGATACCGTTCCCCGGTCTTGCTGGACGGTTTGCCAGACTTGGTGCGCCACTTCTGGTCGCCCCAGTCCTTGAGAGATTGCTGAGGGGCTTTCAATCTTTGTACCCCCCGCCCGCTGCTTTGTACTTCTTGGCAACAAGTTGCGCCTTGCGTGCGCTCCACTGGCCTGCGCCAGTTCCCTGCACCGCAGCAGCTTTCACCTGAGACACAATCCGCTTGCGCAACTCAGGCTTCGTGTAGTTGCCTGCGGCGTTCACAGTGGATTTGGACTTAGGTTTGGTAGCCATGTCAGCATTTCCAAGCCCGCAGGCTCTTGTTGATCCGGCTGTTGGGGTCGTTGGCTGTCTTCTCGGAGGTGAGCTTCTTCTTCATGCCCTCCATCCGGGCGCAGAACGAATCCTTGCGTGGGCCACCTTCAGGCTGCGGAGCCTTGAGTCAGGGTTTACCCGGATTAGCCTTGGTGTAGGACGCCCGTCCCTTGGCGTTCAGACCACCCTTGGGGTCTTTGCCTTCCTTGCGCTGCCATGCTGGTGTCTTTGCCATTACGCGATCCTTTCAGCGCAGACGATTGCAGACGGAATGGCCGGAATCGCGGGTGGGCCAGTGACCGCCGCCGTGTGGTCAATCGTGACTGCGACGTTCTCAGGAAGCCAGTACATCTGAACATACTGCCCTGCGGTCACGGTCACGTAGAACACGATCTGAAAGAACGCGCTACCACCGTCAGCAGCTTTGGGTACTGTCACCCGTGTCGCTGATCGGGCGATGTTCGTACCGTTCAGCGCGAACCAGATTGTCACATCGTGGTCATTGGAATCTGAATTGGCGAACTGAAGGTTCGGCATCACGGCGTAGGTGCCCGCCGCAGCGAACGTCAAGCGCGTGAGATCAGTGCCGTCTGTCACCATCGTGATACCAGCGCCTGTGACTTCGGACGTACCGAACTTCACGGCGGCTGGGACAGTCGTGCTGCCCGTCTGGTCAGTGATGTCTGAAAACGCAGCGTAGGCCCGGTCTGTGATAGTGCTGAACGGCACCTTGCCGCTCACGATGTCCACGTTGGTGATGTTCACCTCGCCCGTGCCCTTGGGCGTGATGTTGATGTCGATGTTGGTATCAGTGCCGTCTGCTGCCAACGTGTTGCCGTTTAGGTTGACACCGGCTGCGGCGGCGCTGGTCGCCAGCGTCGTGGACTCGACAAGCGTCATACCCGAGAACGATCCACTGAACGTCACACCGGAGATCGTCCCGCCTGTAATACCCACGGCCCCAGAGTTCTGAGTCGCCATCGTGCCAAGGCCAAGCGCCGTGCGGGCATTGCCAGCACTGCCGAATGCGATGTTGGAGCCAAGCGTGAGATTACCCGAGGTGGCCTGCACCGTGTTGCCGACCAACTGCACGTTACCAACCGAGGCCGACGTGGTGCCGACCTTCAGGGCTGTGGCGACGCCAGTGCCGCTGTAGACCGTCTTCTCGGTTGCGGTCGGGCCGTCATCAACATGCAGCAGTTGATCGTAGGTGCTGGCGATGGTAGCGCCGGTAAGGTTGGTTGGCATGTCAGGCCCTCTGGAGCATTACTTCGATGGTTGAACCCACAGGTGGGGCCTCGGAGAACGTCAGAGTCGTGCCGCTCACACCGTATGTGTTCTTCTGCTGGTAGACCCCGTTCACATACACCTGCGTGTTGTTTTCCGTGCCGGGGTCATAGGACAACGTGAAGATAGCTGTGCTTCCGTTGCCGCTGAAATTTTGTACCCGCTGGATGCCAGCAAGGTCGATTGCCAAACCCTTGGCAAGTTCCTGCCGGGTGATAGCCTTCGTTACGTCCGCAGTCGCGTCAAAGATGACGAGCTTGTCGTCCGTCGCAGACTGTGCGCCGGTCAATACGGTCAGTGCGGGAATACGCTTGGCTGTCATCCTATCCTCCTGTGAACAGGGGGCACGAAGCCCCCTGTCAGTTTACATTACGCAGGGGTAACTGCGTTGGAGCCATCCGCACGAACCCAAGTCGAGTTAGCGTTAGCACCTGTCGCAATCATCAGGCGGCTGTTGGTCGTATCGAAGACGATAGTTCCAGCAGCTTTACCCGCCGTGTTGACTGCGTTGCCAATAGCGCCGATCTCAGTAGCAGTCGCGGTGCGAAGCTGGATGTACCCAGCCGTCGCGTCCACGTTGCCAGTGAGAGTGCCGCCCAAAGTTGCACCAGACAATGTGACGTTGTACAGCGTACCGCCGTTGATCGTTACATTGTCTTGGGTAATACCGCGATAAACACCCATGATTTTCTCCTTTTAGAAGTAGGGGCCGAAGCCCCCACGGGGTTTAGGCGGCGTTGCTAGACGACACGTTCGCGACGATGGCAAACACATTCACCACGCCGTTCGTACCGACTGCGGTATTGAACAGGAGGTCAATGGTATCCGCTGTGCCGTAAACGACCGGGTTTGCCAAGTTGGTAATACCGTAGGCCAGCGTGTTGTTCGCCAGCGCGTTGGTATACAGGTTGGTGGTGCCGCCAGTAGTTCCGAGACTGTAAGTCCCGGTCGTATTGGTAGTCTCAGCCTCGATGACTTGGCATCCTGCGGACAGGACAACAGAGCCAGCAGGCAACGAGATGATCTCCAGCGAGTCACCAGCGGCCAGTGCGGTGGCACCAGCAGCAGAACGCGCAGCGATGATCGCAGCCAGATCAACCTTCACCTCGAACTTCGAGATTTCGGTCACGTTTGCGGGGTAAGCGGCGGTGCCCTTATTGAACCCCAGCGAATCGGTAAATGCAGTCATTTCAATTTCCTTTCAGTGTTTATGGGAGAAGGGGCCGAAGCCCCATTCATCAGAACTGGACAACAGCCTGAGCCAGAGCTTCGCCCTTGACAACCTTATAGCCGTAGACCTGAAGGCCACGGACGATGTTGCCGAAGGTGGACTCAGAGCGGATGGTTTCCATGTTCGTCATCTGCGATGCGAACGTGAAGCCCATCTTGTGACCAGCGATGATGCTGTACTTGCCCGAAGACACGTTCAGGTTGTGGCTGACGTAGATGGTGAAGCGATCCACCATACCCAGACGACCGTTACGAACGATGGACATGCTGTCGCCGGTCAGCGAAGCGTCCTTCAGTTCGGACTTCTTGATCAAACCAGCCATCTTGGCAGGGATGACCACGAAGCGGTCGCCTTCGGGGGCGTTGGCTTCGTCCAACACAGTGCCGAGGTCAACCAGCAGGTCAACGACGGAAGTGGTGCTGGATGCGCCGTCCTTGGTCACGGTCAACGGCGAAGCGTTGGTGCCGAGGTTGAACGAGGCGGACTGCTCACCAGCGGTGGCACCCTTGTTGAAGGAACCGATACCGGGCAGGATGTCGGTCAACACGCGCTGGTCGATCTTGATCTTCATACGCTCGGAAGCGTCTTTCGTCCAAGTGTCCATCAGGTTGATGTCCGACTGAACCTTGTCCACGTCATCCTCGACGCAAGCGAAGTACTCGCCCTTGTCGATGACCAACTGGATTTTCGGCTTGTCGGGGTTTTCCACGGTCAGGGACTGGCCCTTCACGTAGTCACGGATGGTGATTTCCGGCGTGGTGCGGATGTTCACGGTGTCGCCGTACTGGCGGATTTCACCTTCGTAGTCGGTGTTCGAGATCGCTGCGAGCACGGTGGCGTCGTAGAAGTTCTCGATCAGTTTGCCCGACCAGATTTCGGGGATGAAGTTGCCGCTGTAATTCGGACGACCGGGGGAGGCGGGATAAGACATGATGTAATTCCTCTAATCAAGCGTTTGCGGTGATGCGATTTTCCCGCTGTGCAGCGAAAATATCGCGTTCGATTCGGGAACGCTCCTGCTCTCGGCCTTTGTACTTCCCGGAGCGGACATCGTTGAAGAACTTCTGGATGTCAGCGGGGCTGTAGGTCTTGCCTTGGTTGGCGGTCGCAGGGGTTCCGGTGCTACGTGAGCGACCGGGGGAAACCTGCTTCTCCAACTCAGATGCGGGAGAGTTCCCAGTGGATTGAGCAACGGCGGCTTGTCCAGTGGACTCTAGCCAAGTGCGGAAGAAACTGACGACGCGCCGTGAGTCGAGCGACCGCTGGGCATCATCAAGAAACGTCTGCCGAGTCACTCCAGTCATTGGATCGAACTCCAACAGCCACGACTGGAAGTCGGGGTTGTCGTTGATCTGACGGAAGTTCGGGACATTCGCAGACAGGTCAGCCCAGAACGCTTGCTCTGCGCTCATCTGCTGGCGTTGGGCCACGGCT